CCAGGCCGCCGCCACGTCTATCGTCAGGGGTTTCAGCTCTGCGCGCATGAAGCGCGAGCCGGGCTGCCCGGGCACGTCGCGCGTGGCGATTTCGTACTCGGGCAGCAGCGAGCGGGTCACGAGCCGGGTGTCGAACCACGGCGCGAAGTCGAAGCCGTTGTATATCATGCGAAGCACTCCTGCCGTTTGATTTCCTTGGCTATCTGGCGGGAGATTTTCTCGATGTCGGCCTCCTCCCGCACGGTCGCGTACAGGTTGATTGTCACGTTCGTGTCGCCATGGGCCGCGCCGCCCTTGCCGTCGAGCAGCTTGGCGATGCCCTCGGCCAGCGGGCGCGCGCCGCGCTCGTTGAACGGCACCACGCCCTCGGGGCCCGCCTCGCCGACGCCGATGACGCTGGGGCCGTTGAACACGCCGCCCTTGGCGTACCAGTCGATGCCGAAGTGCGGCACGCTCGGCGGGGCGATGCTGAAGCTGCCGGAGATGGACAGGTGCGGCAGCTTCAGGTGGGGCAGCGACCACGAGAAGTTGAAGAACCCCTTGATGGAGTCGATGACGTTGCGCACGGTGTCGCGGGCGTTCTGTATCGGCGTCTCGATGGCGCTCTTGATGGAGTTCCACACGCTGCTCACGGTGTCCTTGGCGGCGTTGAACACGCTGGAGATCGTGTCGCGGATGCCGTTCACGATGCTGGATATGGTGGAGCTGATGCCGCCCCACACGCTCGACGCCGTGCTGCTCACGGCACCCCATATGGAGTCCCACACCGCCTGAATTGCCGACAGCACCGCCGATATGGTGGAGCTGATGGCATTGATGGCCGCGCCTATCGCCGAGCTGATGGCACCCCATATGCTGGAGGCGGTGAAGCTCACCGCGCCCCACACCGTGTCCCACACGCCCTGGATGACCAAAAGGGCTGCGCCTATCACGTCGCTAACGTACTGGATGTACGCGCTCACCGCGCCGTAGATGGCCTCCCATATGGCGCTGGCGGTGCCGCTGATGCCTTCCCACGTCGCGCCCCACCATTCGGAGAGCGCCGTCACCACGTCGGTGATGACCTGGCTCACCGCGTCGATGTAGCTTCCCACCGCGCTGCAGATTGCGTCCCATGCCGCCGTCAGCTGCTCGCCGAAGTTCTCCCAGATGAAGTTCCAGGGTATGAGCAGCGTCTCGATGGCCAGGTTCAGAATCTCGCCCAGCAGCATCACGGCGACCTGCACCACGTTGCAGATGCCGTCCCAGATGGACGAGGCGGTGCCGGCCAGGCCTTGGAAGAACCCGGCTATGGCGTCGATGGCCCCCTGCACCGTGGAGCAGATGCCGTCCCACACGCCGCCCAGCGTCTCGCCGAGCTGCGAGAAGAACTCGCCGACGCTTTGGGCCACGTCGCCCGCCACCTGAATGGCCACCTCGAACGCGGCGCACACGGCATCCCACACGGCGGTCACCGCGTCGCGGAACTCCTCGCAGTTGTTCCACAGCAGCACCACGGCGGCGATGATGGCCGCTATGGCCGCTACCACGGGGTGCGCGGCTATGAGCCCCAGCGCGCCGGTGCCCAGCTTGCCGACCACCTGGAAGGCCGCTCCGATTTTCGGCACGGTGTCCACGACGGTGCCGACCGTCGACAGCACGGGGCCTATGGCGGCCGCTATCGTGGCGATCGCCAGCACGGCGGTCTGGCCGCCCTCGCCGATGCCGGCGAACCACTCGGAGAACGACTTGACGACACCCGCCACGTTGGTGGCGATGTTGAGCAGCGGCTCGCCAAGCGGCTCGATGGAGCCCTGCAGCTCGCGCATGGCCTCCTGCGATTTCACGGCGAAGCTGTCGGAGGCGGCCTCCTGGGCCTGCTGCGCAGCGCCCGCCACG